CATAATCTAGTTCATTCATTTGTAGAATCACCACAAGCAGATAATATATATAGAGGTAAAGTAAAGCTTGTAGATGGTAAAGCAGAAATTAATATTGATGAGGTTTCAAATATGACAGAAGGAACTTTTGTCGCATTAAATAGAGATATACAATGTTTTACATCAAATGAATCTGATTGGGATAATGTAAAAGGTAAAGTAACAGATAATATTCTCTATATAGAAAGTCAAAATGCGTCATCTAGTGCGACTATATCTTGGTTAGTAATTGGTGAAAGACAAGATGATAAAATATATGAATCTGATTTAACAGATAATAATGGAAAAATTATTGTAGAGCCATTAAAAGAAGAAGAAGAATCATTAGAAATATAATTTAACTATATTTGTAAAAAGATAAATTTTATATTATGGCAAAAGCAAAAAATACTTATTCGTGGGACTGCAAGACAGTAGATTGTTATCCATCTAAAAAAGAAGGTGATGAAACTTACAATGATTTAGTTTACAATATACATTGGCGTTTCACTTGTACTTCTGATAAAGTAGATGCAGAAAGCAACCCATATACTGCAACAATCATTGGCACACAAGTTATATCTACAGATGATATTACTGACTTCATACCTTTTGCTGATTTGACAAACGCAAAAGTCACAGAATGGTGTGAATCAGCGTTAGGTGCAGAAAAAGTTGACGAGATGAAATCTAGCTTAGATGCAGTAATTGCAGAGAAAATTAATCCTACATCTGTTACATTATCAGTATCTGAATAAAAAAAATTATACATTTCTTTATTTAAGTTTGTAGTATTATTTGTTTAACAGTTTAAAAATATAATACTATGGCTTCAACTGGGCTTATGAATGGAACACTTCTTGTACTTCAGATTAGTACAGATGGTAGTTCATTTACAAATCTCGGTCACTCAACATCAGCAAGTTTATCATTTACTTTAGATACTCCTGAAGCGACTTCTAAAGATAGTGGTGGATATAGAGAGGTCATTGCAGGTGCAAGATCAATAGACATTAGTTTTGATTCTTTTGTTGCTTATGATGATACAGTAGATGTTGATACTATGATAGGACACGCAAATAGTAGAACTAAAATACACGCAAGATTTGGTACTGCTGTTAGTGGTGATACTACTTATGCAGTTCAAGGATTTATTAGCTCTATTGATTACACAGCAGATGCAGAAGCACCTATAACTTTTTCAGGTACTTTTACTTCTACTGGTGCGGTATCAATAGGCACTAACTCATAATTTTTATATTTTAATTATTAGTGTTAGTTTTACTTAATGAACAGTAAAAGAGGTTATGTAAAAATAGAGATTGGAGAGAAATTAAGAACTCTCCATTTCTCTATGAATTTTTGGTGTCATTTTACAGAAACTCTTGGTATAGGTCTAAATGATCTTGAGAAATACTTTACAGCAGAAAACCTTAACATATCATCAATAAGAGCATTGATATATTCAGGTCTCATTGCTTACGATCAAGAACAAAATAATTCAATTGATTATACTATTTATGATGTTGGTTCTTGGTTAGAAGATTTTGGTGCTGAAGATCTTCAAAAAGTAATGGTTGCACTTACTGAATCGAGGATACTTGGTAACGATCTTAATATGGGCATACCAAGAGTATCTAAGGAAAAAGTAAAAAAAAAGTAGATACTGATATTTGGGAAGATATTTTAGACTTTTATATTGGTCAATGTGGAATACACCCTGATACTTTTTGGAAGAATACGTTTGCAGAGAACACGAGAATGTCTGAATCATTTCAGATACATCAGAACTTGGAATGGGAAAGACTGCGTTATATATCTGCTATGTTAGTAAATGTAAACGCAACGAAAGCATCACAAAGAATACAACCAAATAAATTATTTAAACTACCACAAGATAATGCAGTCAAAAAGAAGGTCTCTAAACCGTTGAGCAAAGAGGAATTAGATAACGTTTTGAAAGATTGGAATAAGACTATGACTGAAGGTAAAATAACAAAGATGTAAAATATTTATATTTGTTACAAAATTCTAATTTATGGCAACAGAAAAATTAAGGTTTGAGTTTGATGGTGATGCTAGTAAGTTTAAACGAGCGATACAACAAAGTAATAAAAGCGTTGATAACTTTGGCTCAAATTTAACAAAGATAGGTGGTTTACTAGCAGGTGCTTTTGCTGTCGATAGATTAATAGAATTTGGAAGTGCTATAATAGAAACTACTTCATCTTTTGAAAGATTTGAAGCAGTATTAACAAATACTCTAGGCAGTAAATCAGAGGCACAAAAAGCTCTTAGTGATATTACAGAGTTTGCATCAAAAACACCATTCAGTGTATTAGAATTGACAGATAGTTTTGTTCGTCTTGCAAATCAAGGTTTTAAACCAACAAGAGAAGAATTAAGAAAATTAGGTGATCTTGCATCATCTACTGGTAAACAATTTGATCAACTTGCAGAAGCTGTAATTGATGCCCAAGTTGGTGAATTTGAAAGATTAAAAGAGTTTGGTATCAGAGCAAGTAAACAAGGTGATCAGGTAACTTTTACTTTTAAAGGTGTACAAACACAAGTAGATTTTACTGCACAATCTATACAAGATTATGTATTATCACTCGGTGATATTGAAGGTGTATCAGGTGCTATGGCATCAATATCTGAAACTTTAGGTGGACAGATTTCTAACTTAGGTGACAGTTTTGATAGTTTGAAATTTGCATTAGGTCAAGAGCTAAAACCAGTCTTGGAAGATACAATATCATCATTAAGTAATCTTTTTACTAAGACGACAGAATTTATACAAAGTGGTGGTATAAAAAAATTTTTCGGTAATTTAGTTTCTGCTGTAAATCCAGTTGCAGGATCATTTATAAAAACACAAGCCGAAGTTCAAAAGACAGTTAATGAAGTAAAGAAAGCAGTATTATCATCAGCAGAAACAACTAGCACTTCAAATAAAAAATTAACAAGTTCTACAGAAGAAGTTACTGACAAAATGAGAGAGGAAGCATTTCAAATGTTTTTAGCAAATGATACTGCTAAAATGTTAGCACCAACTATGAGAGGTCTTGCAGAAGGCTTTAATATTGCTTCATTAAAAACAAGAGAATATCTAACTGCTGTACAAGAAACAAATAATGCACAACAACAATTTGCACTTGTTTCTAATATAGTCACTACTGGTATGAATTTAATGTTTGATGCACTTTCTAATCCTGATTCTTTTGATACATTCTTAAATTCACTCAAACAAATAATTGTACAGCTTTTAAAACAACTAGCAATTATGTTAGCAATTGCAGCAGTAATGGCTTTAATAGGTGGAACATCATTTGCAAAAGCGTTTAAAGCAGTTAGTGGTTTAGGTGGGGGTGGTGGATCAGGTGGTCTACTTGGTTTTGCAGAAGGTGGTATAGTTACAAGACCAACAATGGGATTAATAGGTGAAGCAGGACAATCAGAAGCAGTTATACCATTAAACAGATTACCTCAAATGATTGGTAATATAGGTGGTAAGCAAAAAGGCGAATTTACATTAAGAGGTCAAGATTTAGTTTTAGCTTTAGAAAGAGCAGGTGATTATAGATCAAGAGTAACTGGATAGAATTATGGCATACGGTGAATTATATAGGGTACCATTTTTTGATGTAGATGAAAATAAATTTATTCTTCAAATAGAACAAGATGGTTATAGTGGTAACGTATCTTCTAACTTAATATTAGGACCAGATCCAGTTGTTATATCTTATCAACAAGATGATGATTTTTTCTCACCAATAATTGGAAGTTCTTGTAAGTTACAGTTTTATGTAGATAGAACTACTGGTGGTCAAGTATGGAATTTAGAAGAAACAGAATGGAATCTTGCAACATTTCTATGGAACGCTTCAGGTTCTATAGATTTTTTAGAACCACCAAATGATAGAACCTTTAAAGTAATTGTAAATAATAGAATATTAGCAGGTACAAGTGAAGCGTATTCACCAGTAGGAAGATTAAAAGATACTTCTGTAAATTTTACTACTAACCTTAAAGTTGGTGATTTTATAGTAAATACTTCTACTAATGCCTCAACAACGGTTGCGCAAGTTAGTAGTGATACAATCATAAAATTGAGTGCAGATATATTTTCTGCGTCTGGTGGAGAATCTTATGAAATTTATAGAAGACAATGGACTGGTTTTATTATTCAAGATTCTTTTAATTTGCCTTTGCAAGATTTTCCTTTTTTAATAGAAGCACACGCTACTGATTTAATAGGTACAATAGCAGGGTATAATTACGAATTAAGTACAGCAAGACCAAGTGCGTTAGAAGCAATCACAGAATGTTTGAGACAAATAAATATTGAAAATGGTAAAGGTGAAAGTGGTAAATCCTTAGATTTATCTTATAAATATCTGTGCAGAATAAGACAAGAACAAGCTGATGGTGCATCAATAGCTAAAGGAAATCCATTTACACAAACACATATAAACGGAGTTCAAGCATTTAGAAATCAGAATGGAAATCCCTTAGATTGTAAATTCATTTTAAATAGTTTACTGATTATGTTTAATTGTAGAATATTTCAACACGAATCTGCTTGGACAATTATATCAAATGATGCTTTATCTTTATCTGCTTTTGATCAAGATTATTCAACATCAAATCCATCACAGTTTAAAACTTATGATAAAAATGGTAGCAATGAAAGTACAGAATCTTTCTCAAATTCTGAAATAGTAAAAAATATAGAAAGCACAGAAAACTCAGATACAATACAACCATTAGAATCAGATTTATTTAAAAGTATTAGAAGACCTGCAATCCGTCAAAGAGTTAATGTAAGGATTAAAGATTCTAAAAACGATCAAGTGGTAAATGGTGGATTTGAAAATACTTCTGCACCTAGTGGTTCTATACCTAGTGATGCTTATGCTATAGATACTTGGTCAATCAATGATACGTCAACTACTTTTGCAGTAGATGCTAACACAACAACTTTTGGAATAACACCATATCAAGGATCAAAGTCAATGATTAATATTGGAAACGATACATCAGGTGGTGGATTTGGTAATTTAATAGCAACTAATAGTTCGGCACAGATAAGTAATACCTTTGATGAAATCAAATTTAATTTTGCAGTATTTGCAGATCAACCTGCAACTTATGATGGCAACCTACTTGATTATTTCTTTTATTTTAGAATATTTATTGATCCTGGTGGTGGTGGTCAAATAAGATATTGGAATGTTAATTCAGATGAATGGACAACTACGTCACATAAAAATAATATAAGAGATGATGTTGCTAACGAATGGGTAAGACACGATTTTACTTTTACACCTGCACCTATATCAGGTACTTTACACATTGAATTTTATGAACCTGAAGAAGCAAATTTTCCTAGTGGCACTAGCTTTAGATTTTATATTGATCAAGTAGAAGTTCAAACTACAGTACCACTTGAATATTATTCTACAGAAACAAAAATTGATAATATTACATTTAAAACAAATAGTGGTGTTGTACCACCTATAGATGTAAGGTTTGGACAAATAGAAGATCAAGGTTTTAGCAATACTCTTGTCAGCTCAGGTGGCTCTCCAATTACCTCATATCAACACTTTGATTTAATATATAGTGAAGATTTAGAAAAACTTATGTCAAGATTAAGGCTATCAGATTTATCAACTAATAACGGTAGATATGAAGGTACATTTAGAAAAATTAAAACTAATTCTTTGCGTATTGATCCAATAAATTTATTGACGTTTCCAAAATTTAATTTTACAAGTATGCCTGATAATACTGATAAAACAGCTATAGATAATCTTACTTATAATGTGGCAAAGAATAGATATTCTTTAAGAACTCATACACCAAGTCAAACTAATTTAAATGATTTTGACGATGTAAAAGCATCACGTGGTTACTTTGATTCAAGACCTGAAGATAGTGCTGATCCACTATTACAATATGCGTATTTCAGGTTACGTTAATTTTTCTTTTCTAAATGTTTTAAAGAATTACACTCATCTTTCAGAAGTTCTTGGAATTGGTTTACTTCTTCTTTGTATTCTTCGATGATCTTTCTTCTTTGCTCTAAATCGTGCATTGAGTTAGAGCAAGAATCAAGAAATGTTTTTTTCAGAAATTCATATAAACTCATACAAAAAGTATTAATGAAACATATAGTGTTGAAAACAACACGATCAAAAATAAGAAATCTAATATTAATTTTTTCATATTATTCGTTTTCAAATTCAGATAATAAATTATTTGCTTCATCATATACTGATTCAGAAACTACATACGTCATATCGCAAGGATCCTTCAATGTGATCTTTTGACCATCTTCAGTAGTGTAGTCTAGCATCATTATAGTTAATGTGTTTCTATCTCGTGAAACCTCGAATGTAAAGATGTCGTGTTCAAATGTCATTACTTTCTACCAGTTAATTCTTTGATCTCATCAGCTAACTCTTTTATAGACCTGAGCTGAATATTAATATCACTATTCTTTACCTTATCAGACCAATCAGTATTGATCCACTCTACACGCTTTTTAAGACGTTCCTTACGTGCTTTCTCTTTTGCCCTATGGTA